GTACTAAATACTTAGGTTATTACACGCACTTAAACAGAGTAACCTACCTTAGTATTACCACTACTTAAGTTACCTAACACGAGAAATCTTTACCTGCTCACGTTTTAAAAAACCCGAAGTCAGTTACGGCGGTACCCAATGGCGATATTCTTTACACATCCTCCATATCCGATGAGATCCAGAAGTTCATCTATTGCCGTGACCAACTGTTTCTCGACATAATAAGGGTAATCTACTGGCAGATCCAACTCTTGTACCTCCTCGGGTGTAAACATTCTTTCACCCTGTAACTTTGGTTTGGAAACAGAGACAAACAGGTATTCCATTCGGGTCCCTTCGCACTCGACACCATCCGCAAGTAAACGCTTGGCTAAGAACACATGTGGTGTGTTGGGATTCTTGTAGTTGTCTATCTCCTTTACGGCTGTTGTCATCACCAAGTCTTTCATGGGTACCTTGCCTTTCAACAGACGGTGTATGGACTTAACTACAAACTCAAGTACCTCATCGGGGTTTGACTCGAAGATTTTCCTCACAGTGTCCACGTAGATTTCCCGGGTGAAGTTGCAATAGTTTCTCCTGGCACCAGCTACACCTTTATAGGTAACTACATTTCCGTCGTACATAAGGTATCTTTTCTTGGTTAGAAACGCCATCTTGTCGTAATATTTCTCAACCAGTAATTTCAACGGAGGTGGTAACGTTTTGTTGATGTACGTGACTATTTCTTCTGCTATTTCTCTACCGGTTCCCATATGGTGTATCATACACGAATCTGTATCCCCGTATACAACCTCTACAGGAAACTTTTTCCCGATAGTATCAACCACGGAGTTCAACAACCTACGTCCGGTACTGGTGATACTCTCTGCTGTTGGTATGTGACCCATGTATTTGTTACCTGTAAACCCAGTAATGCCGTACACACTGTTAGCACAGATCTTGAGTGCATTTTGTCTACGATCTAAAACCATTCGAGTCAGTGGATCGTCCGTTTTCTTGATCTGGTCTTTGACTGACACCCGGGATGACAACAAGTGCTTCACCAAGTCAGGTAAAATACCGATAGGTGACTTACGGAAGGTGTGTTTGCCGATGGTATTTACCCGATTCTTCGAGTAGCATGAACCTGGGAGGTAAGTAGAGGGACATATATTATACGCTATGATAATACTCGGATACAAAGACTGGAAGTCCATAACAGTACACCCCTCGTAGATTCCCTTCTTTGGATCCAGAACATAAGCACCTTGATAATCGACCTTGGATGGCGGTGTTACCCGGCGAGTCAGAACCAAGTTTCTTTCCACACATTTGTAGATAATCTGGTTGAGTACCTTAAGTTGTTCACCACGGGTATAGATGTCCTCGATGTTACACTTCATGACGTTACTCATCTCGCATGTGTCTGTCCAGATGTAAAACTTGTCAAACAACATAAGTGTCAACATGCTGTCGTGAATACAGTACTCAGCAACTTTTCTCAAGCCCTCTATATCTCGGTTCCTGAAATACTTCCACATGGACTCAGGTGACATGTCCTTCTTACCCTCACCAAGGTACTTACGTGACACAAAGTCCAGAGAGTACCTGTCGAGTTTCATACGGCGGAAAAACAGCATGAGATCGATAAAGACCCGACCACTGATCTCTACCCTGTCGTAGGTGTTCTGACCGTATGCACTGCTGGTCCAGTTGACCTTATAGGTTCGGGTTATCCCTTCTTTACCAACGGCCATATTGGGTAGAGGTAACAACCTGAGTTTCAACCGGGATATGATGTACCCGAGATCAAACCCGAAGATGTTGTACCCGGTAATAACATTGGGTGATTCTTTGAGTATGATATCGGCCATTTTGGATATCAAGTCTAGTTCGTCTTTACATGGGATATAACCATGACCTAGTTTCTCGGTCCCGACGTAGAGAAGGTACTTGGTGTATTTTCCTTGCTCTAAGTACCTCTTGAAAACCATGCTGATCATCTCGATGGTATCTCCACGTTTGTAAGGTTTTGGCATACCACTTCCGGTACTTGACATGGTTTCTATATCGATGCACCCGATCTTGGGGTACGTAATGCCCATGTCGTCTGGTAGATACTTGATTTGGTTGATACTTACCTTCTTCTTTTTCCCGGTGACTTTATACCACCCCGTAAACATAAAGGAGTTGGTGCTAAGGAACCCGGTGATGGGATCTACATCATCCATGTAACTCTTCCGGTAACTCGAGAATGTCTTCATGTCGTTGTAGGTGTTGAACTCAAGTTTTGTGTACACCTTGTTGGATGTTATATCCAAGGTTGATGTCATGTACTTTTTCGAGTGAGATACAGGGTATATACCTGATCTGCTGGATATATAACCAACTTCCTTCTCCTCGAGTTCATCGAAGTAGCAACAAGGGTAGTACCCGGTTATAACGAGAGTAACTAACATTCCGTCTTTCTTCAGACCATATGCATGTACCTTAAATCTCGCCGACGGGTCCAATATCTCCCAGTTGTATATGTAAATCTTCATGAGATTGAGTCAGCCTTATAGCGCCAGATTTTGGCCGTTAACTAAACATCACATCATAATGGAAGCAGAGTTACCCAAGCGCGTCATCATGAAGGTCTCGATGAGAGACTACAAAAAGTTAATCCAGATATCCATCCTTGCTGAACAACTTAAGTCTGATAAAGAGTTTCGGAAAGTTACCAAAGAAATTATCACCCACGATGGAATACAGATATCCGTGGATAGCTTCATCGGGATGCTCATCCGTTTACCAGAATACGAATCTAATATCAGCAAACCTTCTGTCAAACGAAATGCACCTAAGACAATGTACTTCACAGATGCTGCACCGAGTACCAAAGCAGTTGAGACCCTATACAAAAGTACCAAGTTAGAGGATCTAAGACATGACCAGAGTAATTACACATGTCCTGCTGATGTACGTTCCATGTTCTATGCTTATGTCCGATCATCGAATCTCGTGCAAGACGGTAATATCATCATCGACAAGTTCCTCACCAAGTTGGCTCCTCATACCCTCAAGAACGTAACTTCGGTCCAACGTAAAGACAGTTCCTTTATCTGGAGAATCTGCAGTGAGATCCGAGGTGTTGAACACAAGAAGAAATCCAAAACCAAGGTCACTGAAGTCAAAGCCAGGGATAAGAAGAAGTCCAAAACCAAGGTCAAGGAGTAAGTATACCCTTTTTTAAAAGAAAAGATTACCTCCGTAATAAACAGGTACTTTATACACCAAGTATTACCTATCCAAGGTACCTTTACCAACACGTAAGTAGTTACCTAACCTAAGTAGTTACCAACCTAAGTATTACCTAAGTAGTTACCTATCCAAGGTACCTTTACCTATCCAGGATATACTTTGACACCAAGTACCTTACACTCACGTAAGTACCTTATCTAACCTAAGTACCTTTACCTCTCGCGGGGACTCGGTGTCTTTATCCCAGAGGTACACTCACGTTTTTAAAAACTTACTACCGGGTGAATATAAAGTACCTAAACATCCGTGACAATTCCATCTCACATGGTGACATGATACTATCAGAGGACAGAATCCCGTTATCAACAAGTTTGTACCCGGTGAACTTTAACTGAGACAGGTACACTCGTTGTTCTACCTGGTCGATGATACGGGTTTCAAACAGGGTCAACCGGTACCGTTTGTCATCCAGGTTTCTGATCGAGTAACAGAAGGTTTCTTGCATATCCGGAACTAAGTCACCATCCATAAAGATACCAATTATCTTACCCGGTGATGTTCTAGATACCGTGTGTTTCAACTCTTGAAGATCGCCAGGTGAAAACAAGTTGAGACAGAAGAAAACGGACATGATATCAACCTTCTTGGAGAAACTGGTACCTGATACCACCTTGATCTTGACGTTGGATGTTTTTAACCGTTTCTGGAACTCTTCGTTGGGTACCGGCTCGATACAATACACACGTTTTGCACCTGTCCACTTTCGGATATCAGCACCTTGACCGGTTCCAATATCCAGGATAATTTTGCCTTTGACATTACCTAACAAGAGTTTCTTGACTGAGTTGTGATACCGTCGCATCAGGAAACAGGATTTACCATCCCAGACCCACCTCAGGGGAAGACCTTCGCTGATGTTGTTCTCGATTACCTTCTTACTGTTCGGGAACTCTTTGTCCTCACGAAGTCTGACTATTTTGGTAGTATCTGGACTAAGCAACTCTAGTTCATACACTTCTTTTCCGATGTACGAATCTATGGTTACATGCTCTTTCCACTTCCAGACAGTATCATGATACATCGCCTCTTCTGTCGTGAAGATGATACCGTCGTCCTTGTCGGATATTTCCTTCCAGAAGTTAGACACATCGGTAATGGAATTAACGGGATAGTATTCTTTAAGAATTACATCCAGACCCTCACATAGTCTTGACATTAGCTTCAAACGAGGGTGTAGACTCAAGACTTTATCCACCAGGTCAAAAGCAAAGTATTTCTCGTTAACATACTCTGTGTCGATGATCCGGGGTACCGACGAGGTGTAAATACCGTTCATCCGTAGTAAACGTACGTGGTTCTTGGTGTCTATACTATATATCATACCGTTAAATATTACCAGGAACCTTCTTACCCCGTCTTTTTTCGCGGTCATATACACATCCTTTTTGCCACTGAGTATGGTACGTACCTTGTTTCGAGGAAGAGTCACAGGTTTTTGGTACTTAAGATGGTTCACCACTTCTCGGACTAACTCGAAACGTTTCCTGGATACGTACATTGGAGAGTCCTGGAGTATGTTTACCACGTTCTCGATGTACTTGAGTAATTTACCCTTGGATTTATCACGTAGTTTTGTAACCTCGATCTCAACCTGATAGATACCGTCTTCTTTGAAGTACGTGACATCAAGGCGCAGGTATTTCCCGAGACGGCGTGACCAACGGCGTTTAGTCGACGGTGAGAAAAACCGGCTGACCAGTGTCATCTCCTTTACCTTCTCCTCGGTAGACAGTACTAGGGAGTACCAATCGTCTCTACATTTAAGAGTATGTACTTTGGTTTTTAACACGATGTTGTCATCGTTGATAGACCGGTAAATACTACCGTGAAGTCCAATGACCTTGCTTCTTTTCTCGGTGTAATCTACAACAGTCCAATCCTCGTAAACAGACAGAAGACGACGAACGTTAACATCGGTGAGTATCTGACCTTTGATACGGGCTTCTAGTTCGGCATTTTCCGTCTTGTAAGCTATCTCGTAGATTTCATCCATAATGACACACGGGTAGGGGAATTTTCGACGAAATCGCCCAAGTCAAACGTCAATATGTCCTATCCTACTCAAGATATACAGGCAGAAATAGTCCGGAAAACGGAATTCATCGACCTGAGAAACACCGAGGGGTTGTACCCTCATCAGGAATTTGTGCGTAGGTTCATGTCCCCGTACACTCCATACAAGGGTCTACTCCTGTTTCATACATTAGGTTCGGGGAAGTCTCTCGTTTGTATTTCTATCGCAGTGGACCATTACCTTCACGATGGAAAGCACTGTCTTATCATCACCAAGGGTAATTCCGGGATGGAAAGTTTTAAGAAACAGATAGACATGTACTACGACATGTCAGAAATCGGAATTTCCCGGTTAGAGTATAACAAAATCTTTGTTACCAACCATTACATGACGTTGCATAACTCCGTGCGTAAGTTGTCTGATGAGGTTATTGCAGCCAGATTCAACAACCATGTACTGGTATTCGATGAGATACACAACATCCGGAAACTCGGGAACTGTTACGACTCGCTGAAGAAGATTATCCAACTACCGGAAAACACCAAGACACTACTGGTAACAGCTACTCCGATGACCAACGATATAGAACAACTGGATTCTACTATGGAGTTGCTGACAGATGTGCATATATCTTTTAACTCGGAGATCAAACGTCGACCCCGGGAAATTTACCACGGGAAAACAGGATATCTATCCGACATGAAGGTGTATCCGTCGGAGATGATAGCTCATCAACTCAAGTGTCATATCCACGAGGAAGACAAGGGAGTACCTAAAGATATCTACCGAACCCTGACACACGTGTCTCTGTTCTGTTTCCCTGGTGACAAAGAACTTTATGGCCGGAACATATTCACGAAGGGTATCATGTACCCGGTAAAGCACTCACGGATGATCACGTCGATGAAAACGGGAGCGCAAAAGCTTATTAAGTACACGTTTTATCACGTACGTGATGAGTACAAGAAGTGGTTGTCCGGAAGTAACTTACGGATGTGCAGTTCCAAGTATTGGACACTTATGCATTTAATCAAGAGAAGAAACAACGGACCTATCTTTATATTCGTGGAGGAGGTACGTGGCTCAGGTCTACTTCTGTTGGCGAACATCCTGGAAACACATGGGTATGAACTCTACACCGGTGATCATCTGGATACCATCCGACCGAAGAAAAGGTACACGTTCTGTGTTGGGGACCAATCTCTTGTACCTAATAAGTCAGACCGTCTTGAAGGTTTTAACCACCCCTTAAACATTCGCGGTGACTATGTCAACATCCTGATTGGCAGCAAGATTATCGGTGAGTCTATCACGTTGTTAAATGTACGCATGTTCCACATCATGACCATACACTGGAACGACTCGACTGTTCAACAAGCCATTGGTCGGGTAATAAGAAGTGGATCTCATGATATGTTACCCGAGGATGAAAGAACCGTGGATATATACATCCATGCGACGGGTACCGACTTTTACAAACTGGAGATATGTAACAGGAAGCAAGAAAGTATCTCCAAGATGGAAACCATGTTAAAGGACAAAGCTGTAGACAGATACATTGGTACCGATGTGGTAGAGGACCCGAGTACATTTATCCTGTATTACATGGATAGATTCTGGGATATATTACACGGTGAACTACTCAAGATCAAGTACCCTGTGAGTGTAGACACTGTTGTTGAGAAGATGTCTAGGATACATCCATCTATTGCAATGGAAACTATCTACAATACAGTAGTCAAGAACATTCAGGTAAGGAAAAAGTACCTGAGGGAAAGCAACGGGATGTTACACCTGGTAAGCGATCCGTCAACTCCTTTCTTCTCTGTCTATAAAGAAGTACCCATCACGGATGTTTCCGTAAGTCTCAAACCCGTCATACCGAGATTCAACAGAAGTTTGTTCCGGAAGTTCAGAGAACACGATCTACAACAGAAGGTAGAATTTCTGCGCCAGATGCAATTCCTCGATCGGATATCTTTCGTAGAGAACATAGTCAAAGATAGACTGGATGAAGATGTAGAAACCATGTTCTGTGCTCTGTTTATGACACATCATGGAATTAAGTACCATATCATGTGTTATCGGATACCAGGTGATGCATACACAGCAGTTCTACCGATACCGAAACCTAACACGTTACAAAACAAGACCCGTATCCTGGACAACGGTCGGTGGAGATACATGGATCCAATGGATGTTACCCCAGAGAGGAACATCATATCACGCATGGAGAAAAAACACGACAGATCTATGAAACGTGTTGATAACAAGGAGGAGATGTTCATGATCATATCCCTGATAGATAACAAATCCAGGTTAAGAACCCGGGTGTTCGAGAAGACTACTAAGGGTGATGAAGACAAGAGATTCATCCGTAAAGGTAGATGTCTGTCTTCCATCCTCAAGACGGATCTCGGATTATTGTATGCCTACATTCTACAGGGTACAGCGACGAAAGTATACGATGTTATCGAGACCAAAAACTACGACGAACGGATAGCAATATACGGATACAAGTCATCGTCGTACATGAAGAAAAAATACCCCGTGATGTATAGTCTGTTCATGGACGCAATGGTAAGACTTAAGACCCGGGATATAGTCAAGAGAGTGGAAGACACCATGATATCAAACGGAAAGTACCTGTTTCTATAAGTTTTTAAAAACGTGAGTGTACCTTGGGTAGGTAAAGGTACCTTGGATAGGTAACTTACATTAGGTAACTACTTAGGTTAGGTACTTAGTGTAGAGGTAATTTACTCGAGATAAAGACACCGAGTCCCCGCGAGATAGGTAATACTTAGGTAAAGTACTTAGGTTGGTAACTACTTAGGTTAGGTAATACTTGGTGTATAAAGTACCTGTTGTGTAACTACTTAGATTAGGTACCTGGACACCGTGAGTACCTATTTGTATCTCGGTTACTATATGTTGGTAACTCTTTGTATGGATACTTACATTACATAGGTAGTATACAAGTACTTTAACTTGGAGATCTCAGGTGAATTACCTTGATGAAGTACACCCCGAACACACCGCGGTTGTCATCGGATAGTAAGTCACCTAAAGTCACGCAGATAGACGACCTAAGTTTTCTTCTCCAACATAAGAGTTTTCATCAGGTCTACATTCCCTTGTTGTCGAGAATAGTATTAAGATACTTGTGTTATACCTTGGTATTAAATTAAGTTACCCGGTGTAGGTACCTTGCATAATAAGTTGCTTACCCTATGTAACCTTGTAAGTTACCTTGATATAAGCTACTACGTAAGTTCCCTTGATGTATGTTACTCTACCTTTGTAAATAACTTGGTAATCTTTCTTGAACATGTTCCTGGCTTTCGTAACCTACTTACGTGAGTGTACCTGTTGTGTGAGTGACATAGATAGAGGAGACATAAACTTGGTGTATAAGGTACCTGTTGTGTAGGTAAAGTACTTACATTAGGTAACTTACATTAGGTAAAGGTAAAGGTACTTAGGTTGGTAACTACTTAGGTTAGGTAATACTTACGTGTGGATAACTAGATTAGGTAACTACTTACGTGTTGGTAACTACTTCGTGAGGGTAACTAGATGTAAGGTAACTACTTAGGTTAGGTACTTAGTGTAGAGGTAATTTACTCGAGATAAAGACACCGAGTCCCCGCGAGAGGTAAAGGTACCTGTTGTGTAGGTAATATTTACGTGTGGGTAACTACTTACGTGTAGGTTAGGTATCTGTTGTAAAGGTACCTTGGATAGGTAACTACTTAGGTAATACTTACGTGTGGGTAACTAGATAGGTAATACTTATGTTGGTAACTACTTACGTGAGTGTAAGGTATCTGTTGTGGGGGTAATACTTACGTGTGGGTAACTACTAGGTAAAGGTACCTTGGATAGGTACTTGGTGTGCATAAGTAACTCCCAATTGGTTCTTGATTTCATGAATTATCGTGTGTAAGTTTCCCAATATCTGTTTACACACAGAGTTAACTACTCTAGGTTTCCCGATGGTCTAGATACCAGACCCAGATTGACCCAGGATTTTTTTAAAACCCCGAAGCTCCCGCGGGTAGCTCTGATACAAGGTATCCTTGTGCATTTGACTGACGCGTTTGTTTACGATCCTGACATAGGGACTTTGCTTCCGTTTATATCCTATGGCATTGTTTACTATATGTAAGCTGAATTTTGGGTTTTTCCCGGGGCTATAAAAGGTTTGCCATCTTGACCCTATGGTATCCATAACTTTAACCCTGGCTTTACTAGGGGTGGTTACTGCCATTCCCCGACGAACAGTCGTAACCAAGTCAACACCAACTAATTCAGGTATTATACCAGGTACCAACATCACGGTGTATGGACTTATGGATCCAAAAACTGGGAAACCCATGGACTTCAACGACCTGGTAGACAACATTCTACCGAGTTCTCCTCATACGGGCAATAAACAACTAAACAAACGAGGTGTTTGGGATGAGTCACAGACAATACGCCGGTTGTGTATTCCCCAACTTAGTACCCATCCTCTTGCTAATCCTTACCATGAAGATCTGATGGGACTTAAGGATGTTAACTATCTCAGAGGTGCCGGAAGACCTATGATCTTTCCTAACGCAGGTGCTGATTGCCCACCTGATACACCAGGTGCCTGTACCATTGTTATCGCCAACGAGATTACGTACCAAAATGCCATTGCCTATTCCGTATCTGATAGCCAGTCTAACAGTATCACCAAGAATGTAGGTGGCAGTAGTTCCCAAACAGACAGCAGCAGTGTTTCAGACACTGTGTCTCATACCATCGAGAAAACTTGGAGCGAATCGGATACCCATACTACAGAGGAATCTGTGTCTCATACCACGGGTAGTGTTATTACAGAAGGTTGGAACAACGCTAGTAACAACATTACTGTCGGTGGAATCGGTGGTGATCACAGCAACGGCTCTACATCAAGTCACGAAGATAACGGTAACTGGCATGTCGATGCAAGTGCAACTGTCGGTTGGTCTGGAGGTAGTATATTTGGTGGTCCTACTGTATCTGGTACTGTCGGTGGTGGACACGGTGAAGGTTGGTCCAATAGTAATGGTCAGAACACTCAAGACAGTGTCAACTGGAACGTGGGTTTCAACAACGGTAACTCTCATGAAGATAACTATTCTAAACAAACCCAAGATCTCACCACGGGTACTACCGGTTCATCCGATAGCCATACATCAACTACTGGAGGAAGTAACTCTGACACTAACTCACACATGACAACTAAAGGTGTAGAGTTCACGACATCCAAAGACTGGTCTCAGTCAGATGGTTCTGAATCAGGTACTGGTACCCAAAACACCAGTACGTCTACTAATATTATTACTACCAGTTTTACCTATACTTTTCCTGTACCTCCTGGAGCTTGTAGAAAAGCAGCTTGTTTTCCTAATGCGGAGATGTACATCGTGCCCTTTTTATGTGGTGACTCCCAAACACAGACTGCCGAACGGGTTTATGCATCTGTTGCCAAACTCGAGCAAAAGAATGCCGTTATCGGGTGCTTTACCATTGGTCTTATCGACTGTGACGACGCATCTAACAACGTAATGCCATTTGTCACCTACGATAAAGTTATCCGAGGTATTGGTGAAAACAACGTTCTCCGTGTTGGTGGAATACTTGATACCAGTAACGGTTTGGTATCCAACAACGGTTTGTATACTGCTGTCATCGAGAAAACAGGTAACTTCATCGTGTGGAGATCGGGTACTATCAAGGTATGGGAATCTGGTGCAACTCCTTTTATCGCATCGGATGTTACCAAGTATAAACACCGTATGAGAATTAACATGCGCGGACACCTGGTCATCGAAACTGCCAATATGTGGAGTAAGGTAGCCCCTCCTTGGCAACGGGATATATTTGTGGAATCGTGGTCTACTCAACCAGTCTATAGAAATTACACCGTTGGTTCACCTCGTAAACCCGATAGTGCAGTTGATGATTACATGCTGGTACTTGATGACAAAGGTGGTTTGTTCTTGTACGATGCTGCATATGTTGTTATCTGGTGTACCCTAAGTACCGCTGACCGTCCCTGTCCTACTAGCAAAGGTTTTAAATACCAAGAAGAATACTTAGTACCTACGGACTTCCAGACACCAGATCCTGGACTTGGACCTGACAAAGATCCCCAGAACAGTCTCATCGATAATCCAACTTTGTACATGGACAAGTCTTTTATCGTGTCCCAAGACGTTAACTGCACCGATTTCATCAACTCAGGAACCGGTATAGTCTCACCCAATGGTAGATTCAAGGTTATCTTAACCAAAGGTGGTGAACTCATGATCAAGGATGGTACCCGTACCATGTGGAGTTCCTACACGAATAACTTCGACGGTTCTACAGGTCCGTACCACCTTTCCCTGACATTCGAAGGAGATCTGGTTATCATCGATAGTTACTCCAGGTGGATCTGGTATGCAAAGAACACGATAAGCACTGCATCGGGTCCCTACAAGGCGTCTATCACAGACGGTGGTAAATTCGTGGTTACCGATAAGGCCGGTGTTGAAATGTGGGAATCATGGCCACAAAGAAACCTAAATGGTGCTATGAGAGTGTATGATAAGTTCGTCATCTGCTACAAGGGTTGCAACGAGTGTAAAAACCCGACAGAAACGTTACATTACACCCACACATCCACTAGTATCCTACCCACGAAGACGATTCAGGGATCAAACCCCATTGTTTATACCACTACAACGTTAGTGCAAAAACCTACGAATGCAGCCAGTGTGTATGTCAATGACAAAATGGAGACCATGGCAGGAGTATGTAAGAGACTCGCACAAAAATACAACGTGGTTCCTTTTGTAAACCTAGGTAGTCCATCTACTGTTGGAAACTGGGTTGGCGAAAGAGAACTAGATGAATGGTACTACTACAAGTGCGACTGTCTATGGGCCAATATGTACGGAGAAGGTACGTATATCTTCCCTGATATAACAGATACAAAGTCATGGGGTAAAATCACCGATACAAATGCCCGGAAGAAGTACTTGTCTGAACATTGCGGTTGTTTCGTGAACATGAACTACAACTCCCAGATTATCCCAGGTGCCGATCCCATGAACTGGGGATTCCAAGTTGGTGATCCAGTAGCACAAAAAGGATGGAACGACAGTAGCTGTAATACCTACGGAAATATAGAACCATTTGTTAATTACCCTGATGACGGAAAGTCCCATACACTTACTGTAACAGAATCATGGGACTTAATCAAGACTGCCAGAACAAGTTTAGCCACCAGTACTACTTCAAGTGTTGAGACAACTACTACATCCACAAGGTTTGCTTCCGGTAACATATACTATACGTACTCGATGATCGACACCATTACTCATGTAACATTGGCACCTACTGCTGCTGTAACAACCAGTCCTATCGACATGTACAGTGTGTACTATCGTCCAAGTGCCACAATGCCACCCTATACTAGTCCTACACCTACGACTCCTCCTGCCAGTAACTGCTCGGGTGGTAAACCTGGTAAAGGAGATGGTTCCGGTAAAAGTGGACAGTGCTGCAAGGTCAGCAACGATTGTCAAGAAACTTGTAAGAGTGGTGTCTGTGGTACATGTGGTAAAGATTTCTCGTGTTAGGTAACTTAAGTAGTGGTAATACTAAGGTAGGTTACTTATAGTTTTTAAAAATTTGGGTGCTTGTATTTTGGGTACTTATGTTTTACAGGTTACTTATGTATTTTGGGTACTCTGTGTACGTAACCTGTATACCCTCTGTGTAATGTATACTCCCCAGTGTTTTACAGCTACTCTGTTTAAGTACCTTTACTTAAGTACCTTTACCTCTCGCGGGGACTCGGTGTCTTTATCCCAGAGGTACTTTTGTAGGTTACTTATAATATGTTACATCTATATCATATATTTGTTGATGACACTGTTGTATCCAGAGACTTAGATTACCAAGTTATTTACAAAGGTAGAGTAACATACATCAAGGGAACTTACGTAGTAACACACATCAAGGTATTACACTCCTGAAGTAGACACTGAGTCTCTTTGTTCTACATTCTTTAAAAAACTCGGGTCCGTAAATGGATATCTCCTTTATACCTGATGAGTTAGTCAAGAAGTGCTGTACCTTCAGCGTGAACGAAAGATTCGACCTGTATGACGAGCGGTTTGGTTCGATCAAGTCCACATCCAAGTGTACGGTGTGTAAGAAAACGGAAGCAACAGGATGTTACGGACATTATGGAAGTTTATACCTGGGACTCGAGTTGTTTCACCCCATGTTTCTTTCTGAGTTGTCCGATGCCGTGAACTCCGTTTGTCAGCACTGTTTCCAACCCCATGGTAATATCACCGGTCATATCAAGACTGGTATTCGGTGTAAAAGATGTAACTTGGTGACCTACGTGGATTACAACATATTTCCCACCCAGTCGTACTTGATGAAACGTAGGTACGGATCCAATGTGTTAACACCGACACAGTGCAAGAAGATAATTCTGGATGATCCTCGGTGTAAATATATCATCAGCTATATTATTGTACCCCCAACCGGTATCCGGCCTCCTGAAGATGTAGAATGGCCGTCTGATATCTCAAGAACCTACTCACGGATGGTCGACTCTATTAAGTATCCATCTCGAGGTCTTCGTCATCTCAAACGTATCAACGACTTGTATAATTCTATTGTCGGGTACTTAAAGAAAGACGGGATGATCAAGGCACTCTCAAGTAAGTCCGGGATATTCCGTACCTTGATGTTAGGTAAACGGCTGAATCGGTCCGCGCGCTTGGTTATCGTTGGTGATCCATACCTGGATGTGGACCAGATATCGGTACCTAAGAAAGTTGCCCAGACTATTAGAGTAGCAGAGCGTGTGTGGAACGGGAATGTAGACCTGATGAAAACCTACGCAAGGGAAGGAAGGTTGTGGTGGACATCAGAACCAGAACAGGCATACGAAGATCATGTTGTAATGGGACGATCGTATGACAGAGAGTTAGTGGATGGAGATCTTATCATGTTCAACCGACAACCGTCCCTGTCCAAGTTTTCTTTACTGGCGTTTAGGGTACGTATCGTCTCTGATGAGAATGTATTTGCGTTCAACCCCGCGGTTACAGCATCCTTCAACGCAGATTTCGACGGAGATGAGATGAACATCTATGCTGGTTACGGTCTTGAAGCCAGGACTGAGCTGTTGGAACTTTGTCACATCAACAAGAATATCTACGACCTTGACACACGGAAGGTTTACGTATCTCCAATCCAAGATGTTATAACGGGGGTCTACATGATGACCCGCAGTGGTGTTCGTGACATAGGTATCCCCCCTGAGATCAACTACAGTTCCGACTCGGTCGTCATCACCAACGGGAAACTTGAAAGGGGAATAATCGACAAGAGTATACTATGCCAAGACTTGATACTTCACGTAGGTATTAACTATGGAACAGACCTTCTTGTTAAGCTTATTAGGGATGTACAACTCCGTGTGATAGAGTGGTTAAACACTCAGGGATTTACCATACGACTCAAGGACTGTATGTGGAATAAGAAAGATCGTGATGAGTACAGGCGGAGGAAAGACGACAAAAACGTGCAAAATTGGGTCCTAGCTACGTCCATGAATAAGTACCACACTTCTAGTTCCAATAACCCACTGTCTTTGATGTTACGATCTGGTTCCAAAGGTAAAGACATTGGTGCCGCGCAGATGGCTATATCCGTAGGTCAACAACACATCGACAACAAACGTAGTGGATACATTACCAACGGGTATATAGATGGTCTTGATCCCCAAGAATATTTCTGTCAGGCATCAGCTAGTTTGTCTGGGATCATCGACATCGGTACCAACGTTGCATCTATTGGGTATGCAAACCGTCGGGTGAGTAAGTTAACGACGGATGTTGTACTCGGATACAACGGTGTGATAGGTACTAGAAATCAAGTGGTACAGTTTGAATGAGACGTTTTTAAAAACCAAAGTGTACCACCTACCTAGGTGAGAGATGAAACGGTATCGTTACCTGAATAACCCAGAAGTACCCTTAAGAGAACGTGCCGAGGGTAAAGGAAACTTCCTGGTTCAAACGAGGAGAAAAGACGAAGTGTATTACCACGTGTATGATGACGTGAATAAATTTTACGTCGATTACTCCCGTGTTCATCCATCTTATCGTAACTACCATGAAGTAATAACCGAAGGGTACCAAAAGTTTCGGTTGGACATCGATGAGAAGATACCCGACAAAAAGAAACGGAAACTGCTCAAGTTCGTGGTGGATTTGTTCTCTTCCTTTGGTGTAACCGGAGTAAATCCTATTGTGTATGATATACTCACGTCGTACCATGTGGTTGTACCCGACGTCATGTTCGAATCAGCCGGTTGCTGCGCCATGATTTCCAACTTGGTATCGGATAAGTTCCCTGACATGGATATAGACTTGGGAATATACAAACCGGTACAGATGTTCCGACTTGAGGGCAGTACCAAATATCTAGAGAACAGGTGGAAATTCCGGGAAGGAATTCATGAGTTATCACCGATTTCCCTGTTCAAATCCGGACTTATTGGATACACCCAGGGGTGTAAACTAGTAGATACCGATGTAGTTGTATCCCATGCGCTTTTCTCCAGGGTCTATATACCCTACAACACCAGAACTTACTCGGTATCATCCAAACCAAGTACTCTTCCTCGAATGGTAGGAAAAGATGGTATTTTTGGAGTAAGAAGAAACATGGGCAACATGACCCTTCTTGACAGGTACCGACCAAGTTACTGTGACCGATGTAACCGGGTTCATGAACATGAGAATGCGTACGTGGTGGGAAACAAGTTTTTTTGTCGTCGTTTTTAAAAACTGGCCCAACGTATGGGTTCATCGAGTAGCTCATTGCATTGTAAGAAGACGTTACAGCCGATAAACTTACCGTCTCGAGCTACAGGATGAGGAACTCGGATGGGATATTTGGTATCTATACTCCATGCTACAGAACCCATGAGTATTACAGGGATATCACGTTTGGTAATGTACTTAATTACCTCTCTTATGAACTCTTCCCACATAACGGAATGGTCCTCGGTTTCGGTTCCGGTGGTCAAAGACATGTTCAAGAGAAAGACACCTTGTTTTACCCAAGATTTTACGATCTTGTTTATATCCAATGGTATATTCAGGTACGGATATTCCAACAGAAGTTCTTTACGTATGTTCTCCAGAGACTTAGTTACCTTGCCAGATGAAGTTACGAACGGAATACCACATGCATCGTCGTTTGGATACGGACTCTGACCGACTATCACGACCTTGATATCCTTGGGTGATAACATCGTGAACATGTCGAACATACTTTCTATGGGTGGATATATCTCACCATCTTGATTACTTAGTGTCTCGGATATGTCATCAACGATGTACCTGAACTTCTTAAAGAACTTTTTCCACGACATGGACAGATACACCCGGAGATGCGTTGAGTACCTAAGAGAACACAATCCTTCTTTACTCCAGAAATACCTCAATAGATGTGGGGTACATGACATCCATGAACTTTATGCGAAGAAACCGGAGGATGGAACAAAGGCCCAGGAAGAAAGTATATTTTCATGTCCGAAGTGTGAGAAGAACGACGTATCTTTCATCGAGAAGCAACTCAGATCAGCAGACGAAGGTGCAAGTATATACTTTAGGTGTAACTCATGTGGTCACAACTGGGCAACTCTGTAACTGACTTCGGGTTTTTTAAAACGTGAGCAGGTAAAGATTTCTCGTGTTAGGTAACTTAAGTAGTGGTAATACTAAGGTAGGTTACTCTGTTTAAGTGCGTGTAATAACCTAAGTATTTAGTAC